TCTTGACTTGCCATTCTGTCACCACAACGTATGGTCATATACTTACACCGCGCCACCACGTACTGTCACGTTCGGCATCGCGCCACCACGTACTGTCACGTTCGGCATCGCGCCACCACGTACTGTCACGTTCGGCATCGCGCCACCACGTACTGTCACGTTCGGTATGCGCCACCACGTACTGTCACGTTCGGTACGCGACCGGGCCCCGCGGCGGAAGCCGCAACCTGCTCGTTCTCCCCTGATTTAGCGCTCTTTTCTTGCGCTTTCGGGCCTGGCTTGAGCTCCAGGTGGTCGCAAAAGCCAAGACCCATGCCCGCCCGCCACCCGCGATTATATATACGGGCGACCGTCCTGTCTACCACCTTGAGTAGTCATTGGGGGGTAGGGGGGTCACTCGACGGGAAAAGTTAGTTTTTGGTGGTTGGTGAACCAGGGGGGTCGCAAGTCCGCGTAATCACGCAGAATGATCCACGTGGTTCACCAATTGGTTCACCAAAATACACCGCGATTTTGGTGAACCATTGGTCCACCAGTCGACCGTTCGGTCATGCTCGCCCACTGGCGCAGCTATCGCGGGGTTGGGTCTTGGCCGATCCGGCCAACGCTAGACCATCTGGGGGCCGGCGTGCAAGAGTGGAGGGTGAGAGCGTGGCCGCAGCCGTCGCGCGTCGGCTCGGCCCGCTCCCTCACCACGCCCATGTTCAAGCTCCTCCAGATGCGATGCGCCTCGTGTGGGCACGAGCAGGAAGAGCTTGTGCAGCGCGGAGAGGTTGTCGCCTGCGTCCTGTGCCCCGGCACTATGATCGCGGTCTTCGCATCCAACACCGTGCCGCACAATCCGGAGGTGGAATCCGTGATGCAGGTCCGCGGCGTAAAGCGAGCGAACGTTAGCGACACGGTACGCCATCGCGTTCGGAACGGCTGACGGCTGATGGCTCAGTGGCCGAGAAGTAAGACGGCAGAAGAGCGGGCGAAGCTGGCGAAGCCAAGCTACGACTGGCTTGGGGACATCAAGCCGACGCCGCAGGTTGAGGATCCGCTGCTCGATGCGGAGGCGCGGGTAACGTCGCGCAAGATCGTCGCGGAGCCAAAGGAGGTCGAGCCGCTGGAGGGGTTGGCTGCCGTGCGCGCCAGCTTCCGCGCTGCCGTCCCCGGTGCTCGCACCCCATTCGACTACCTCGATGAACTCGATCGCCGACTCGTAGCCGCGGGTGGCTGGCCGGAGACGTCGGATTGGTGGAAGGCTGCGCTGGGGCGATTCTACAGCTCGAGCTGCGTCCAATTCGTCGTGCGCGTCGGTAGGCGCGGAGGAAAATCGTCCTCGCTCTGTCGAGTGGCCGTACTCGAGGCACTCATGGGTGAGTACGAGGTGGCGCCGGGCGACACGGCCACGGTCGCGATCATCAGCGTCGACACGCGCGAGGCGAAGGACAGGATCGTCACGATCGACGCCATCCTTGGCGTACTCGGGGTCAAGTGCAAGACATTGACGGAGCGCATCGACCTCGCTGATGCGCCTATCGCGTTCCGTGTGTTCACTGCGACGATCAGCGGCGTCTCCGGATTCAGCGGCATCTGCGTCATCTGTGACGAGGTTGCGAAGTGGAAGGACTCGAAGGAGCGAGCGAATCCCGCCGAAGCGGTGCTCGCCAGCGTACGGCCCACGATGGCCGGGCTTCCGCACGCGCGCATCTTTCTTCTGTCGAGCCCGTGGAAACGGAGGGACGCGCATGCGAGGGCGTTCGCGGAAGGTGATACAGCCTTTCAGCGCGTTGCGTTCGCGGAGACGTGGGTCGCACGTCCAGCGCTCACGATCGACGATACAAGGCGGCTCGCACCAACGTCGCGCGAATGGGAGCGCGAGTACGCGGCGATCCCGATGGAGGACGAGCCCGACGGGCTCTTCACGGCGACCATGCTCGATGCGGTGACGCGCTCCACCCGCGAGCTCCCGCGCGATCCGTCGGTCCGCCAATACGTCGCGGCAATGGGCCCTTATCTAGCGCGCAACACGTGGACGCTCGTCATTGCAGGACGACGTCGCGACGAGAAGCGCGTGCGCCGGAGCATCGTCGCATGCCGGGAATGGCGCTCGGGTGTCCCTCTCGATCCGTCCACCATCCTGCCGCAGATCCGCTCTCTCTGCGCCAGCTACGGCGTCTCCGAGGTCTACTCGGATGCGGCCGGCGCTCCATACCGCGATCATCCGGCGCGGGATGGGCTGGCGATCCATGTCCTCCCGCAGCCGCGCATGCTCGAGAGCGCGATGGCGATGCTGGCCCGCGTGTGCGATGGGGAGGACGAGCTGCCGCCGGATCCGCTATTGAGGGAGGATCTGCTCTCGCTCTGCCTCGACGCTACGCCGCTGGGGCAGTCGCTCCAACTCCCGAACATCGACGAGCCGCGCCGCGCCGACTTCGCGCTGCCGGCAATGCTCGCGCTCGACCGATGCCTCGTCGATCCCGTGATGGCGGAGCGGCCACGGAGCGAGGCGGAATACTGGGCGCAAGACGAGGCGGCGTGCCAGGCGCGTGACCTTCAGCGGTATGGCGGAGGCGGAGGAGACTGGCTGGAGAAAATGGCGGACGACTTCAATGGCGGATAAGGTAGAGCTCGTGAGATCTGATCCATGACCGCCGCCGCCGTCTCCTCCGTGTTCGTCGTGCGCCCCGAAGCCTCGGGCGAGCGCGGTTTCGTCCTCTCTGCCTGGGCGCGCACGAGCCGCGAAGTGTACGAGCGGAACGAGGGCCTGAACTGGAGGGCGTACCAGGATCGGATGATGATCGAGATCCTCCAGCGCCCCTCGACCTCCGTCCGTGTCATCTCCGTCAATGGCGACGATGCTCTCGCCGGATGCGTGGTGCTCGCCGATGGTCTCCATGGTCCGATGCCGGCGATCGTGTACCACCTGTTCGTGCGCAAGGAAGCGCGGCGGATGGGCCTCGCGAGACTGCTGCTGGGGCGCCTGATCGACGCGGACGGCGTAGGCTTTACGGAGCGGACCCCGGTCGGTATCATCCCCCCACGCCGCTGGCGGTTCGTCCCGAGGGCGAATTTTTTCGACATGACGCAAGGAGCGTAAAACGATGCCACCTCCCGCAGCAACGCCCGGGCCGCGTTTGGCCCTCAACGTGACCTTTCGCGACGGCGTGCGCGTATCGCCCAAGGGTGGCGGCGCGCGGCCGACCCGCGTGTCTGCAGGCGACCCGAGCTTTCGCGGTGGCCGCATCGAGATCCATGATGACCATGTGGTGCTCGCGAGCCTCGACATCGACATGACGACGGGCGAACTGTTCACGGCCTATGTGCCGATGAGCAACGTGGTATACTGGGAACCGCTCAGCGCAAAGATGCGCGAGAAGCTGTACGGCGGCGGCAAGGTCGAGGCGGCGGCCGAATGACAAGCGTGAGCATCACCCGCGGGCTGGCCCGCATGTGGCTCGAGACGTTTCTGAAGGCGCGCGACCTCGCGAACCTTCAACTCGACATGGCGTACGTGTTCCGCGAACTGGCGCACGAGTACCGCGAGAAGGCGATCGAGAGTTCCCGAGCGGCCGGAGCGGCGGCGCTGAAGCACGCGCGATTCGTCGACATGGAGGCGCCCGACGCGCTCGACGTCATCACGCCGAAGATCCTCGCGGCACTCGAGGCGCGGTGCGACGAGGAAGTGGAAGCGGCGCAATGACCCCCGACGAGCTGCGCGCCTACGTGGCCGTCATGCGCGATACCGGCGTGGCGCAGCTCCGCATCGGCCCCGACGCGATCGTGCTCGGACCCGCGCCGCGTGTCGCCCAGCCGACCCCGGCGCCAGACGTGACGCCGACAGAGCGGCCGGCGCCCATCGGGCCGGACGGCAAGCCGATGAGCGAGCACGATCAGATCCTCTTCGGCCACATGTTCGATGAGGAGGCCGCGCAGTGAGCACGGTCGCCCTCAAGGGCGTCTCCGACCTCAAGTCGCGCGATGCTCGGTGGTACCTCCCCGAGTTCGCCGATAGGCGCGGCGAGCGCGTGCAGCAAGTTGCCGCCCATTTTTGGCGCGAGTCGAGGCCGCGCCGCGAGAACTATGCGCGCTACTGGTCGCTCTACTCGAACCTCCCGCTTCCCGGGCTCACCCCGCGCAAATACAGCCAACGCGTTGCGGGGCTCGCGAAGGGCAGGCTTTGCCTGAACGCTTGCTCGTCCGTCGTCGATGCGTACGTGGGCATGGTCACGGCGCAGCGGCCCAAGGTGATGTTCGCGACGTCGGGAGCTGACTGGGATCTCCAGCAACGAGCGAAGTCGCTCGAGAAGTTCAACGAGGGCGTGCTCTTCGAGAACGACTTCTACGAGATGACGCCGCTGCTAGAGGCGGACGTTGGGATCTTAGGCACCGGCATCGTCAAGACGTACGCCGATTCGGACGGGCCCGACGCGCGGATCATCCACGAGCGCCTGATGCCGTTCTACCTTTTTTGCGACGACGAGGAAGCCCAGGCCGGCGACCCGCGTTGGCTCGGCGAGCGTCGCTACATCGATCGCCTGGTGGCGATGGCGACATGGCCCGAGTTTGCGACCGAGATCGCCACCGCTGCGCGCGAAGCCGAAGATCCGGACGAGGGCTACGGCGACGATCCGCAGACCGACACCGTGTGCGTGACCGAGATGTTTCACATTCCGAGCGGGCGTGGGCGGTGGGGCCGCGGTGGTCGCGACACGGGCGACGGCATGCACTGCATCGTCGTCGGTACGACCGTCGTGCTCGAAGAGGATTGCCAGCGATTCCCGTACGAGATGGTCTATGCGCAGCTCCCGGAAAGCGGGATCTGGGGACGCGGCTTCGTGGAGCAGATCCAGGGCATCCAGTACGAGATCAACGTCATCATGAACATGATCCGCGCGGCCTTCCGGATCGCCGGCTCGGTCCGTTGGATCACCGAAGCTTCCTGCATGCTCAACTTCCTGCAGGTCTCGGACATCATCGGCGGGCGCATGACGTACACGGGCCCGACCGCGCCGCAGCCGCTCGTCCCCCCCGCGATCGGGCAAGAGGTTTACTCGCACCTCGATCGACTTTGGCAAAAGGCGTTCGAGGTCCCGGGCATCTCGCTGCTCACAGCGACGAGCAAGGCGCCACCGGACGAGGAGAGCGGCAAGGCGAAGCAACTCCGTCTCGACACGGAGACCGAGCGCTTCCAGGTCGCCGTCCATCAGTATTTCAACCTCCCGCTGCGTCTCGCGCGGAATCAGACGATCCCGCTCGCTCGCGAGCTCGGCGAGAAAAACGCGGCCTTCAGCGTCAAGTGCATCACGAAGCGCACGATGAGCGTGGTCAAGTGGGCCGACGCGCACCTGTGCGAGAACGACTACGCGATCAAGCTCTACCCGGTCTCCGCGTTCTCCGACGATCCGGAGGCGCGTATGCAGGACGTCGAGGACGCTCTCAACTCCGCCAGCCCGCTCATCACACCGCAAGAGGGTCGAAGGCTCCTCAACGATCCGGATCTCGAGGAGTTCGAGAGCCTGGCCGATGCGTCGTATGACCTCACGATGCAGATGGTTACGGACATCCTTACGCGGGGCAAGTACCAGCCGCCCGAACCGCTGATGGACCTCGCCGATGCCGTCAAGCGGGCGCAAATGGCTTACCTCAAGGGTCGCCGCGCTGGCGCCCCCGAGGATCGGCTGCAGATGCTCCTCGAGTGGATGGAGCAATGCAAGGGCCTGATGCCCCCGCCGCCGGTCGCGCCTCCGCCTCCGCCGGGGCCGCCCATGCCGCACCCCATGATGAACGGCGCCCCGCCCGGCGCTGGACCGCAACCCCAAGCCCAGATGGCAGCATGACCCAGCCCGCACCGCAGACCGCAGCGCCGACGACAACCGAGGTCGCCACCACAGAGCAACCCCTCTCGCTTACCGAGGTCGCCGCCGTTGCCGGTGGCGTCATCGGCGATGCGCCCGCAGCCGAGATCCCGCCGGAGACCGATCCGCTCGCGCACGCTCGCGAGGTCGCCGATAAGCTCAAGGCGAAACGCGCCGCGAGACGGACGGCCGACGCCGCACGCATCGACGAGTCCCGTCGCAGCGCCGTGCTCGAGTCGCAACTCATCGTCGAGCGAGAGGCGCGGGTGCGAGCCGAGCGCTCCTCGCAAGCGTTCGACGTCGATCCCGTGGGCGAGATGCGTCGTCGCGGCGTCCCGGCAGCGGAGATCGCCAAGGCCGCGATCGATCAGGACAGCCCAGAGGCCATCGCGCGCCGGGCCGAGCTGAGAGCCGAACGGCTCGAGCAGCAACTCTACCAGCGCGACCAGCATGCGGCCCGCCAAGCATTTATTGGCGAGGCAGTGGCCGGATTCGAGCGCTTCCCGAATGTGGCTGCGCACGCGCAAGTGCGGCCCATGGCGATCCTTTCGGAGGCCGCCCAGGTCATCGCCGAGCGAGGCGGGGCCTTCCATCGCGCACATGGTCGCCCTCCGACGAACCTTGAAGTGCTCGACTTTCTGGAGTATCAGTACGAACAGGCGGATCAAGCCCGCGCTGGCAAGAGGCCGGCTCCCGAGACGAAAGAGACGAAGCCCGCGGAAGTGAAGCCCGCGGCACCGGCGCCCGCGTCAGGGGCCAGAACGTTGACGGGCAAAGTGGCCGAGCGGGCGCAGGTTCCGGTCAATTTTGACGACCTGACGCCGGAGCAGCAGCTCCCCTATTTGGCGAAGCAACTCCGCGAACGCACGAGCGCGTAACTCCCCCACGGACGGGGGCATGCCGGTCGTAGGCCACGCAAGCGGCCTCCCCACCCTCGATCCGTTCAGGAGTTGCGCTCATGTCCCAGATTTTCGACCTCACCGCCGCAGGCCCCATCCTCAAGCAGCGGTACGAGAGCAAAAGGGTTCAGGTCGGGTTTTTCGAGGAGCGCGCCCTTTTGGCGGACGCCCCGAAGGACGAGACCGCAGGAGGCGCCGCGTTCAACATCGCGATCAAGTACGCGCCGATGAGCACCCGAAATCACACGGTGCCCGGTGCGCTCGCGAATGGCGCGCCCGACCAGTACACGACGTTCGCCGTCCCGAACGGTCTGTACAACGATTACGCGGTGGTCCAGCTCTCGGGGTCCGCGGTCGATCAGGCCAGCGGCGACGAGAATGCGATGATCAAGCTGACCACGGAGGCGTTCGACGGCGCCTACGACAGCGCGTACGAGTCGCAGAGCAAGCAGCTCCATGGCAACGGCGGAAGCGCACGCGGACAGGTGGGCAGCATCTCTGGCAGCGTTATCACGCTCATCCAGGTGGGCTCGGCGGTATCGTTCTGGCCCGGCCAGGTGCTCCAGGCATCGGTCGACGACGGTACCGGCGGCGCTGGCGTTTACACCGGCACCATGACGGTACAGGGCGTCGATTACCAGGGGGGCACGGTGACGATGACGGCTGCCCCGACGGCGGGCATCCCGGGCATCGGCGTCAACTCGTATCTCTTCATGGTGAACGACTACGGCATCGGCTTCGTGGGCCTCGCCGGCTGGAATCCGACGACGGCGCCGACGTTGAGTTCAGCCCTCTTCTTCAACGTCCCTCGCTACATCAACGTGGTCGGTCTCTCGGGCTGGCGAGTCGTCGGCAACGGCGCCGCGTACGAGGACAGCACGACGGACCTCACCACCCGCATGTGCTCCATGAAGGGCGTGAAGCCGAACCGGATGTACGTGAATCCGATCGACTGGGGCCAATGGGCGAAGACGCAAAACAGCCGCGTCATCTACGACCGTGCATCGGTGCCCTCGTTCTCGACCCCGGAGCTGATGTTCGAGGCGCTCAAGATGATGACGCCCAAGGGCCCGATGGACATCATCGCGGACGTCGACGTGCCGCAAGGGCTCGGGCGCGTCGTGCAGCTCGAGGATCTCTCGCTGATGAGCAACGGGAAAATCTGCCGGCCGTCGAACAACTGGGCGAACCTGATGTGGCTACCCAGCTACACGGACGACATTATTCAGACGCGACTCGTATCGCGCTCCTTCCTCAAGTCGATCCGGCCCGCGTCGCTCGGCAATGTGACGTTCTGATCGGAGCCCCATGACCACCTCCGTCAAGCACACGACCACCACCGTCACGCAGACGTACGGCTTCGAGAAGTTCAATTGGTCGCAAGTCATCGTGTCCGCCGGCAGTGCCGGGCCTCCCACGGTGCAGCTCACGACCGACGCCACGAATCCGCCGTGCGCCGCGGAGATCGCGAGCATCACGCGCACGTCCGCCGGCATCTACGTCGTGACGATGTACGATGCATATTATGCGGTGGCCTTCGCGCGAGCGGAGATCGACGACACCGCCGGACTGGGCCTCCAGGCAACGATCGGCAACTGGACGAACCTCCAGACGGCGACGCCGGCCACGTTCACGATCTACTGCTGGGCATCTGGCGGCGGATCGAACGTGGATCCGGCGGCAACGACGGCGATCCGACTGAGCGTCATCTTCAAGAAAAGCTTCACGGGTGCAGCCGCATGAAGCCGCCGCGCAAAGGACCCCCCGCTCTAGCCGTCGTCATGCACGCCGGCCCTCCGCACGACGAGCCTGATGGCGACGAGGGCGATGGCGGCGACGAGGGCACGGCGAAGATGGATGCGATGCAGGCGTTCATCGCTGCGGTCAAGTCGGACAAGCCCGAAGCTGCGCTCGAGGCGTACTCGACGTTGCACGATCTGCATGGCGACGACGAAGGCGATGAGGGCGACGAAGAGGAGGGCTAATGGCCTCTCCCGTCACCCTATCCGCGCTCATTCAACAGGTCCGCTGGCGGACAAACTTCGGCGGCGCGACGGCCTGGATCACGGACGCGGAGATCACGTCGTACCTGAACGCGAGCCTGGCGCACGAGGTTTACGACCTCGTGCGCCAATCGGTCGGCGACCAGTACTACCGTAAGTCGTTCACGTTCACGACGAACGCTTCGCAGCCGGAGCCCGACATCTACCCGCTGCCAGGGGACTTCCTCGACATCATCTCCGTCGACATTTACCTGAGCAACACGGTCGGCCAGCAGCAGCCGAAGGTCAATGCGCGCCGGTACATGGAGAGCGAGCGGAACATCTACAGCTATCTGCCGCTGGGGTGGAGCTACGGCGGAACGATCCTCTACTCGCTTCACGGCCCGAGCCAGATCCGCTTTCAGCCGCCGCCGCTCAACGTCTTCGCGGTGCGACTCAACTACCAGCCCACGTCGCCTCAGCTTACGAATATGAGCGACACGTGGGATGACATCAACGGCTGGAGCGAGATCGCGATCCTCGATGCCGCGAGCAAGTGCTGTCTGAAGGCAAACCGACTCGACATGGTGCAGGCGTACGATTCGCGCAAAGCGGTCTTCAAACGGGAGATCGCGATCCTCATCGCCATGCGCCATGCGGGCGAGCCCGAGAGGCCGAACATCACGGGGCGCAATCAATTTGGCGACGGATGGGAAGGTGGTGGCTGGGGGCCCAGCGGCGGGAGCTGGTAATCCATGGCCCGGATCCCGGTCGTCATCCCGCAGTCGCCATCGCTCGGCCCATCGTCGCAGGTCACTGGACCAGCGCAGCCGCGCATGGTCTACCCTGATCGGCGCGAGAACGACGTCCAGAACTTCCAGCGTGGCTCGACCGCGCGAGCGAAGGCGCTCCCATTTGGGAACGGCAACTATCTCCAGGGCGTGAGCTTCACGGCTCTCACCCCGATCACGCTCGCCCACGGGCTTGGGGTTGCGAACGTCGGATTCATGGCCATGAATTTCGTCGGCTCGGTCGGCCGCGTATGGTCAACGGCGCTGTCAGCGGCGCTGTCAGCAAGCTACATCGCGCTCGAATGTGACACGACGTGCACGTGCGACATTTGGGTCTACCAGCTCGCATCGCCGAACGCGGCGAGTACCGGAACAACCCCAGCGGGCCCTGGGGTCACGGTGCAGGATGCGGGGACCACCGTCGTCGCCAACGCCACGGTGGAGAATTTTACGGGGTCCGGTGTCACGGTCACTGGCGTGGCTGGCGTCGCCACGATCAATATTCCAGGCAGCAGCACCGTCGTGCCCGCACAGGTGGGGCTATCGATCGCGAGACCATCGGCCACTGGCTCAGGCAAGCTGTACGTGTGTACGGACGTGCCTCTCGTCTATGTGGATGATCCGACCACGGAAGCCTGGCAGCAGTTCACGGTGGCTGACACCGGCAAAGGGACCGCGCCCGGCGCCATCGCTGGCTGGACAGCCATCGGGTGCAACCTCGTCCAAAAAGCGGACAGTATTCTTGCGCTCCAAAGTCCCGCCGGCCAGCACGCGGCGATACTCAAGCCGTTCTCTGGCTCCGGGTTTTCTGGATCCGGATCGTGGATCGTCACGGCGGCCCTGGTGCCGTATCTGTGGCCTGTCGTCACAAGCACGGGCCAGGTCGTGCAGATCGGCGTGTGTGTCTCGAACGGCACCACCTCCGGCACCTCCGTCATGTACGGGTTTGGCCTCTATTGGAACCCGGACTCCAATGCGGGGTCGATCCTCATTACCAATGTCACGCTAGGGGGGGGGTCTGGAGGCTGGTCGGCGGCCAGCACCCTCGTGTCGCTCGTGCCGTTCAACGGGGTGCACCACCTGCGGCTATTGAGCGACGGGACGACCGTGCTCTACCAGGTGTCGAACGATGGTGGCTTTTGGCGGACGCTCACAGCGGTCGCCATCAGCGGGGACATCACCATCAGCGACTGGGGTGCGGCTATCGACTCTGGAGGGACGTCCGCCCCTAATGCGGGATGGCCCGGGGCGATGGCGGTCGAGAAATTGTTTATTGCGGCCACGACCACGTATGCGGTGACGGGCGGCTCCGGCACAACCACAACAACCACGCTTTTCATGGCGTCCACTACAGGCATCGTTGCGGGGATGCTTGTCACCGTGCGCGGTATGACGGCGTCGAGCGGAACGCCCACCAATGGCGGCGAGTTTATCGTGGAGAGCGTTTCCGCGTTCAACATTACCTACGCCAGTTCTGGCATTTGGGTATGGGGCTCCGGCGGTACCGTCACCCTGACGAGCGTCTGATGCCCTACCAAACACTCCAATATCCCTTCACCGGAGGCATCAGCGAGAGCCTCTCGCCGGAATACGTCGACCCCAGCTCAAAGCTATTGACGGTGCAGAACGGCACGCTGCTGCATGGCGGGGGCGTCGACAAGCGGTTCGGCGTCTCTGAGCTCGTGCAGCCGGCCGCTACACCGCTCCGCATCATCACGCGCGAGGCGGAGGTTCTCTGGACGGACGGCTTCTATCTGCGCAGCTACTCCCCGGCCGCATCCGGGACGGTGACGCAAAACTATGTCGCCTCGGCGCTCGCCACACGCACGCACCTCGCATCGAACCTTGCGGACGCCTATGTCGGGCATACGCTGGCGGAGGGCAGCGGCTACCGACTGCTCGTCAATCGCACGTTCGCAGTGACAGGGGCCCCTACAGGCGACGTATACGCGACACTCTACGATGCGACGACGGGCGCCGTCTTGTGGGAGCAGACGAAGCTTTCGACGGGGGCCAACAACTTCAACCCGATCGGGATCATCGTCGGCGGCAATGCCTATGTCTTCTGGACCAACGGCACGGACATCGTCGGCATTGTCGGGACGCTCGGCGCCACCGTTTCATGGGGCTCGGCGACGAACATTGTGACGGACGTCTACAACTCCTATAGCGATGGCGCTGGCGGCTACAACAACACCACCTCGGTCCTATTCGATGCGTGCCCCTACAGCGATGGCACGGGGATCCTGATCTTCTACGTGGAGTTGGTCGGAACGAGCCCGGCTTCCGCCAATGCAAGGGCCCTTCGTCTGGAGGCGCTACCCGCATTAACCGTGACGCACAATTTCGTCGTCTTTGGTGGCGCGACGAGCTCTAGGATCGTGCATGTCGCATGCTCGCATGACGCCGCCGTTGGCGCGGCGACTTTCGCCTGGGATTACACCGCCAATGACTCGGCATTCGCAACCTATGTCCAGGCATACGCCTATCCTGCATGGACATCGTATGCAGCAAAGACGACGGTCACGGCCGCAGGGAACGCGGCGTATCTTCAGGGCATCGTGTCGATTCTGCAGGGCGGCGCCATTTTTACTACAGTGGTCGGCTACGGCGCGTTCATGGCGGCATCGATCTACGTGGTGGCAAATCTCACGGCCGGGACAGCGACAAGCTTCGGTACGCTAGCCGGGATCATCGCCTCCAGACCATTCGTTGTGACCTTGACGGGCGCAACGCTATTTCCATTCGTCGCCACCGTCTACGGGTCGCTCCCATTCCTCGCCGTCTCGAGCGCCGTGCCGCAATGGACGTGCGGGATCATCAATCTAGGCTTGCCTGGCCCGGTCGCCACCTCCGCTGAACGCCAGGTCGACGTGAAGGGATACGTCACGTGCCAGTTTTACGAGTGGCGCATGTCCGCCGTTCCGCCAGGGGTAACGAGCACGGCAGGCACCTACCGCGTGCCGCTGCTGGTGAACGCGAGTGAGGAGTTTGAGCCAGTCGTCCTAAATATCGACTTTCCGTCCGGTTCGTCCTTCTATGACCTGGTCCAACTCGACTTCACCGGGGCAACGTCGTGGAGCTACGTCGAGCTGCAGGCCGAGAGCTACATCTCCGGCGGCCTCGGGGCGATGTTTTACGATGGGCTTGTCGCCGCGGAGCCGTCGTTTTTCCAGCCCCCCTACCTGAGCGCTGCGGCAACATCGGCCGGCAGCTCAGGGAGCCTTTCGGCGGGCACGTACGGCGTGGCGCTCTTCTATGAGGCGATCGACGGGCAGGGTCTGATCCACCGAAGTTCTCCGTTTCAGTTTTCGATCACCGTCACGGCGACGCAAACGATCATGATGAACGTTGCGAACGTGCCTTATTCCTATCGCTACCTGAACGCCGGCAGCGTCTCGCTCGTAGAGTACCGCACTGCGGCCAACGGGACATCGTACCAGTTCGTCCAGGCCGTTTCGCTTGCGAACACGGGGCCAAACACGTTTACGTCGATCGCGGATGGCACAGCCGACTCGGCCATTGCGATCAACGCACTGATGCCGACGACGGGCGGCATTCTTTCGTCGCAGCACCCGCCGTCGTTCCAATGCGTCGAGCGCTATAGCGAGCGCGTGTGGGGCATCGACGACACAGGGTACAACCTCTACATGTCGACGCAGTTCGGCGGCGGCCCGGAGAGCGGCGATGCGCCGCTATTCAACGACGAATTGACGATCAGTTTCAGCGACGAGCCTCTTACCGGCATCAAGGCGATGGACGACAAGCTCATCGTCCTCAGCAAGTCGCATCTCTGGTACATCATCGGCCAGGGGCCGCTCTCGAACGGCACAGGAACGGACATCACGACGGCGACGCAAATCCCTAGCGGCGGCGTGGGCGCATCCGACTGGCGGTCGCTTGTGCTCATCCCCTCCGGCGCCACGGCCGGCGGCATCATGTTCCAGGATGCGGCGAGCGGATGGGTCTACCTGCTCGATCGCGGACTCAACCTCACGTGGATCGGTCGCGAGGTACAGGACATCATCAATGCGACGAACATGATCGTGAGCGCGTCGCTGTCGCCGAACACAAATCAGGCGCGCTTCGTGATGGCGCAAAACAACCTTGTCGTCAGCTTCGACTATGCGACGGGCGCGTGGAACGTCAATACGTACTACGGAACGGGGCTCGCTCCGACGTCGGGCGCGACGTCGCTCACCGGGCAGTGGCTACTCAGCGGCTCGATCACGGGCTCTCCGTCGATCCCGATCGTAGCTGCCGAGAACACGCTGCAAACGAACCGCCCATGGTGGGACTATTATTCAAACAGCGGGACGCCGACGAAGGTGTGGATCACGCTCTCGATCACAACGGCGTGGGTCAAACCGGCCGGGCTGCAGGGATGGGCGATGCTCGGGCAGATGCAGGGGTACGCCGCATGGCTCGACCCGTGCGGCGTCTCGATGCAGGCGAGCTACAACTACAACGTGAGCCAGCAGAATGCTTCCTTCTCCTACGCGTCGCTCAGTGCCGCTAACGGCACCGCCGCGCAATGGGCGATGTGGCCGCAAGATGCGAGCGCGCAAGCCGAGTCGGTACAAGTCACGCTCAGCGACACGCAGGACGCCGCGAGCTCGACGGGCCGCGGGGTCCGGTGGCTCGGGCTCGCGATCGATTTCATGCAGATGGGTCCGCGATGGCCGAACATTCCCGACGCGGTTCGGGCATGATAGGATGGTGATGCGATGACGCAGCCGGCCCCCTCTCTCGCCTCCGTTGGAACGACGTCCGCTGGCGGCGGCAACTCCGGCGCGTTCGGCATGAACACGACGGCGGCCGGCGGCGCGCCGGTGCTCAATCAGACGGCGTTTCAGTACGGCGGCTCGCCCACTGGCGCGTCGAGCCTCGCCCAGTCGTTACAAAACTGGGGTGGGCAGCAGATGGGCGCGGCGGCTCCGAGCAACGCAAACCCGTACGGCGCTCAAGGGCAGGCGCAGTATCAGCAAGCGTATGGCGGCCTCGCGGCGAACGCGGGCGCCTATGCACCGCTGGCCTCATTCTACCAGGGTGAGGCGCAGGGGACATCGCCGTCTCTCGCGCAGGCGCAGCTCAACGCGGCGAATCAGCAGGCGACGAATCAGCAATATGCGCTCGCGAACAGCGCGAAGGGGGGCCTTGGTGCCGCGGCGGCGCAGTCGCAAGCGATGGGCACCGCGGCGCAGCTCGGGCAGCAGAACGCGCAGAACGCGGTCGCGGCGAACATCCAACAGCAGCAGCAGGGCGCCGCCGGCTTGTCGTCCGCCCTGTCTGGGCAGCAATCCGCTTACGGCAACCTCGGGCAGCTCGGGCAATCGCAGCAGGGGATCTACCAGGGTGCCGCGAACACCCAGGCGGCGCTTGCGGCGCAGCAAGCGGCCCTCAACTCGCAAAACTACCTCGGGGCGCAAGGGCTCGCGAACACGGTGCAGGGGACGCAGCTTCAGGCCGGGATCGCTGGGCAGCAGCTTGCGTCTCAGAACGAACTCACCGCACAACAGCAAGCCAATCAGTCGGCGCAATTCAACGCGGGGCAAAACGCGAACAACGTGTCCGGTATCGGCTCTGCGATCGGGGATATCGGCAAGGACATTACGAGCTTCTTCGATGCGGACCTCATCGAGCCGAAGCCGGGCGGCGCGCACTGGACGATCCGCGAGGAGCCGTCGTTCTTGCTCGCCAAAAATCAGCTCACTGGAGAGTTGCGGAAGATCGCGACGCAGCCGCTTACGGAGCAGGAACGGCACGAGGCGGTCAACCGCCCGCACGCGGCTGGTCCTCTTGGCGCGGACGATCCGCGGCGAATGCGGATGGACGGGCAGACGGGCGCCTATACGGGCCCGCAGCAGTTCAGCGACATGCAGCTTGGCGGCTCGGGGCTCAGCGCGTTCAGCCTTGGAGGCATTGGCTCGGCAGGTCTCACCGGGTTGCCCATGCCTGGCCAGCCCAATAGCAAGAGCGGTCTCGGCGGCTTCGCGGCCGGCGTCCAGGCTGCAGCGCCGTCCGGCGGAAAGTCGCCCTTTGGCGGGGGGGGGGGCTCATCCGATCCTGACATGGCGTGGAGTGGCCAGGATGGGCAAGCGGTCGATCCGTCTGCTGCCGGCATGATGGCCTTCGACATCGATCTCGGCGGCGGAAAGACGATGAGCAATGCCGACTTCATGCGCACGTCGGCATCTGATCTCGCAACCGCTATGGAGTCGGCGCGTGATCCGCGGATCCATGCTGTTCAGCGCGCGGAGGCTCGCTATCCCACGATCGATCCGTCGGCGCCAGGCGCTCAGCCCGCGCGTGACCCCGCCGTCGTCGGCCGCCGCATCGCCCCCGATCTCGACCTCGGTGGCACGCGTCGCCGCATCTACCATGATGCGCAGGTGGCCGGCGGCGACCCGACACTGGCGCAGGCTCATGCCCTCCAGCAACAGGCGCTCGCGGGCGGCATCGCCGATCCGACCGTAGGGGGCATGGCTCCCATGGCGCAGGCGCCGGTCCTGTTCGACCAGTTCGCCGATTGGCTGCGGGCCAAGGCGCAAGGGGCCGGCCCGGGGGGCGGCTTCGCTCGTCCGGCACCGGCGGCCACGGCGCCAGCTACGGCGGCGGCATCGGGCTCGCCATCCGGACAGGCGCCCATTTTCGCCACGCCGCCGACTCCACAGCATGAGGACGTTGCGCTGCCGGGCCTCGCTGGCGGCTCGTACAGAACGCCGGTTCGCGAGGTGCCTGCCACGGCGCCGTACCATATCGAGAGCATCAGCGCGGCCGATCAGGCTGCGGAGAACGCTCAGATGCGGCTGGGCACGGCGAACGCGCAAGCCGTCAAGGAAGAGGGCGCCGGAGATGCCCGTAGTGCCCAGGCCATCGGTGCAGAGCGCAGTAGAGTCGTCGCTCAGGCCAAGGATCGCGAAGCGTATACGCGCTCGCTCGAAGAGCAGATGCAGACTCTCTCCGATGACGTGGCGAAGCAAAAGGTGGATCCCGATCGGTGGTGGAAGTCGCAAGGCACCGGCGACCGCATCAAATACGGGGTGGCGTCGCTATTCGGCTCGCTCGGGTCCGCCCTGCAGATCGCCGGGGGCGACCGTCACGCCGTGAACAAGGTGACCGAGCAGATCAACGCGAACATCGCGCGCGACCTCGATGAGCAGAAGCGCGAGATCGAAGCGAAGCATGGCCAGATCGGAGACATGCAGGGGATCCTCGCATCCGCGTATCGACGGTTCGGCAACATGGACAAGGCGATGGATGCGGCTCACATTCTTTCGCTTCAGCAAATCGACGCCGAGCAGAAGGCGTACGCGGCAGGGACGAAATCGAAGCAAGTGCTGGCGGCGTCGGATCTGACGAGCGCGGATCTTGCGCGTCACGCAGCCGAGCGGAACGCTAGCTTTTACAAATACGCGCCGGCCTCGACGGGAAGCAGTGCGGCCACGCCGGCGCAGATCAACGCGCTCGCCGCCAAGCTCGTCGAGGACGGGAAAGCGTCCTCCGTGGAGGGCGCAAAGGGGATGGCTGTCCGTCTCCTTGCCGGCACGACGGCCGACGTTCGGGCACAGCCCGTCATGAAGGCCGGCAAGGGCGGCGATGCAGTCGGAGATACCGCCGTCGCGAACATCGACGCGTTGCGTGACGCGAGCGGGAAGCTGCCGGTCGCCGGCCTCTGGACGTCGCAGAACGTTCCGGGCGGCGGGTCCGTCCCCGGCGGCGGATTCACATCGCAGCAGCGGCAACTCAAGGGGGCCGTGATGGAACTGGCGATGGCGCGGGCCAAGGCGATGGGTGAGCGGGTCACGCCGCAGTCGATCGATCAGTCCGTGGCGGCCATCATCGGCAACGGCTCGAACGACGACGTGGAGGCGGGGATCGCGCGGACGCAGGCGTTGCTACGGTCCGCCGCTGGCGGGGGCGGTGGGGCTCCGAGTGGACAGCAGTTCGGGACGCCGGTGGATGACGAGCCGTGATCGTCTACGACAAGGACGGCCAACCTCACGAGGTCCCTGACGCGGATGCTAAGGCCGGCATCGTCGCCGGCACTTTCGGGGTCCTTCCCGATCAGAAAGTCCACGCGGTCACGCCCACCGGCGAGGTCCGCGTGCTCGCGGGCCATGAGGTCGCGCCTGCATTCGCCGCCGGCTACAGCCCCGCCACGCCAGAGCAAGTGCAGGCCGCAAAGGAGCAGGCGCGGTACGGTGGCGTCGCCGGAAAACTTGCGGTAGGCACGCTCGGCCCGCTCTCCGGAGCGACACTCGGGGCCTCTGACATCGCGCTCAAGGCGCTCGCTCCCGGGGCCGCTGAGACGCTCGAGCACGCGTACCGCGCGAATCCGACCGAGACGACGGTCGCGAAGCTCGGGGGCGCCGTCATTCCATCGCTCGTCGCCGGACCGGAGGCCGAGGCGGCGGAGGGCGCGTCGCTCGCTGCTCGAGCCGCGTCGGCCGTCACGGCTCCAGCGCGCGGCGTTGCGGCGGCGGGTCGCGGCATCGAGGGTGCGGTGTCGTCGCTCATCGGGGCCGGCGGAGAGGGCTCGCTCATCACGCGACTGTCGAAAGCGGCCATCGCGAAGGGGACCGGCTTCGCGACCGAGGGCGCGCTCTACGGCATGGCCGATCGCGTCTCGGAAGACGTGCTCGGCGACCACGATCTGAACGCGGAAAAGATTCTCGCCAGCGGCGCGACGGGCGCGCTGCTCGGCCTCGGCCTCGGCGGCGTCATCGGGGCCGGCGGAGAGCTCGGGTCGTCCGTGCTCGGTACGGTCTCGACTCGATTGCCAGCGCTCGCGGAGGCGATGGGCCTCAAGGCGATCGGAGCCAAGGGCGGCGCATTGCGTGCGCTCGATCGCATCGAAGGCGGCGCGAAGGGCGCCGTTCGCGAGGCGCTCGACGACGGTGTCTATGCGGCGGGCGATTCGCTCGAGACGCTGGCGCCGAAGCTCGCGAGCGCCCGCGAGGCGGCAGCCGGCGAGGTCGGAAAGATTCTCGAGACCGCGGACAAGGCCGGCTACGAAGGGCCGAGCGTGGCGGAGCTGTCCAGCGCGATCGATCGCAAGGTGCTCGCCCCGCTGATGGATACGCCGAAGCTGAACGCGGCGGCTATCGGGAGGGTGAAGAGCATCCTTGAGGATCTCGAGGGCTTCACGGGGCGCGTGCCGAACGAATCGGACGCCGCGGCGCGCAACGTCGATCGCGATGTGCTGCTCTCCCATGATCGGCTCACGTTCCAAGAGGCGCAGCAGTTCAGCGCCCGCGTGGCGCAGCTCGCCGAGCCGGAAGCCAAGAAGGCTCACGCGCTCGTTGAGGCCGCGGTGGAAGACGCGGGCGATAAGGCTGCGAAAGGTCTCGGCGGCTCGTTCCGCGAGGACTACCAGCAGGCGAAGCTCTCGCTTCAGCGGTACGCGGGCCTTGCCGATGGCGCTCAACGTGCGCTCGAGTCGCGGGCCGCGAGTGGGGGTGATGTTGGCGCGGCGGCGATCGGTGGCGCGGCGCTGCTCGCGCACGGTCTCGGCGGCCCCGCATCGCTCGCGGGGGCCATGGCGGCGGGGCTGACCAGGCACGCGCTCCGAGAGCGCGGGGCATCGACGGCGGCCGTGCTGCTCGACAAGCTCGCTTCTCTTCGCGGCGTGGAGCGGGCCGCGGCGCACGTCGATGAGCAAATCGACCGCGGCGTGGCTGGCATCGTCGGGGGGGGCCGAGCAATGCCAGCCACGCGCGGCACGAAGGCTACAGGATACGAGGATCGCGTCGAGGCTGTCCAGCAAGCTGTGCAGAATGTCGAGGGGCACGGCGCCCGGGCGGCGATGGCAGCGCTCCCGATCGCCGAGCATGCGCCAAAAACGGCCCGCGCATTCCAGTCCGCGGCCATGCGTGCCGCGACATACTTGGCCTCACAGGTGCCCAAAACGGCGCCGGTGCCGAGCGTTACGCCGCAATTTGACCGGAAGCTCCCGGCCAGCGACATGGAGCGGGCCGCGTTCATCCGGAAATTCGATGCGGTACATGATCCGGCATCCGTGCTAACAGATGCAGCAGCGGGCCGCATGACGGCGGACCAGGTAGACGCGATCCGGGCGGTGTATCCGAGGCTCTACGCGGAGATCGTGGAGAAGGCGCGGGCGAAGTTGGCGGACACGAAGCACCCGCTCGACTACGCGGAGAAGCTCCAGGTGGGGCTGCTGCTCGGGATCCCCGCGGACCCGAGCATGGATCCCGGATTCGTGGCGCTCATGCAGTCGTCCTACGTCGAGCAACCCAAGACGCAGGCGCCGGAAGGGCCGCCTAAGAAGAGCCGCGAAAGGCATCAGCCCACCGAAGCATCTTCCAAGAACGCCGGACTCCGCATCGGCCGTTCCCCCCCCTGAAAGGTTTCTCCCATGACCACGGCTCTCACTCCCCTCAACTCGGCGCAGCCCACGATCGGCGCCAACGGTCTCGTGATCCTTCCCGGCCCGCTCACGAGCTGGGCGGGTTACGTCAGTTCGATCTCCATCATGGAGTTCGGGGCCGCGGGCTCAAACGTCACCGATGACTCGCCGCTCTTCACCGCGGCGGCGACGTTGCTGGCGAACAACCCGGCTGGGATCGGACTCTATGTGCCGCCCGGCACGTACCTCATCTCGACCGCCGGCGTGAACCTCTCGGGCGTGCAGGTGACGCTGGCGCCGGGGGCAACGATCTCGCTCAGCGGATCGGGGACGCTGCTCGGATACTCACCGCCGCTCTACGCGCGGAACGTGATGACCACGGTGGCTACGTCGACGACGTATACGGGATCGGGAACGAACACGCTCACCTTCGGCAGCAACGCCCCGATGGGCGCTCAGGACGGCGTGACCAACGTCGTCGGAGACGTCGTGCTCCTGCAGGGAGGCACGCTCGGAAGCTGCGCGATCACGGCGAAGGACACCGGCCCCTGGCAGGTCGCCAGCATCGGCGGCGCGAGCGCAAGAGTCGTGCTCGTCCGGCCGGGGTGGTGGCTCACGGGCGGCACCGTGCCTACGTCCGCATCGATCAAGGTTGGAACGGAAGGAACGCTCTTCCCCGGCACCGTCTGGACATCGTGGGCCGCTCCCGGCGCCATCATCGGCACGACCGATCCGCAGTTTTACCCCGAGCGCGTCCTCACCTCGGGCACCCTCGTCGCCAGCGCTCTCACCATCGCGACGATCCCGGTCCGCTCCGCCACCAAGAGCACCATCCTCTGCGAGCTCAACGCGGTCGGCGGCACGACGACGAGCACGATCGGATACGGCACCGTGGTCGCCGCGACGCCTGGCTACATCGGGACGGTGACGTTCACGGTGAACGCCATCGCGAGCGGCGGTACCAAGAACGGCACGTCCGACACTTCCGTCCTGAACATCGCCGTCATCAACCGCTGATGGCGATCAACGCCACGGCGATCGTCCAGGTGCAGCTCACCGGAGACGGACTAGGGCAGGGCGGCAATCCGTTCCTGTCCTACCAGTCCGCGACGAACACGAGCGCGCCACCACCGGCTACGCTGACGACGGCGAATGGTAGCGTCACGTTGACGGTGCCCAATATTTCCGGATACACGGTGACGGGGATCATGATGCTGGCGCCACCCGGCAGCGTGAACAGCAAGACGGTCAAGGGTGTCTCGGGCGATACTGGGCTCCCCAACTGGACGGTCGGATTCGTAGCCTTCCCCGTGATCGCCGGGCAAAGCATCGTCGTGACATCGACCGCGATCGAGCCGCTGCAGGTCGCATATTTCTAGGAGCCGCCCATGATCAGGATGACACGACCCTTTGCGAGCACCTACGGCACCCAGGCCGCCGGGCTCGCATTCGTGGGAGGTCCCGGCGTCCTCTCTGGGCTCAGCATCACGAACTACTCGGCCTCCGCGGCCTACGCGCTCATCGTGCCAGGGACGTACGGAGCCGCGCCCGCGTCCGCCGCCATTCCGACGGCGATTCCCGGCGCGCCGGGACCGAGCAACATGCTCGGGCACATGATCTACGTGCCGGCCACAACGCAGGTGATCCTGGGTCAGGACATGTTCGGCCAGGGCTGGCAGTTCCAGAACATGGGGATCGCGGTGGGCATGTCGTCGTCGAGCTCGACGTTTGCCAGCGCGGGCAACAATTTCGATATCACCTTCATCGGCGATTACTTCCGAAACAGCTAGGCTGATGTCGGTCATCATCCCCAGCGCGAGTGGCCTCGCCACAGGGCCCGGCCGCCCGCTCTATATCCCGGCTGGCGGATCGGTCGCTCCGTCCATCTCTGGGATCTCGGTGGGCAGCGGCCCGATCACGGGCGGCACGGTCACGGTGATTTCCGGGACGAACCTCGGGAGCGCATCGAGCGTCACGCTGGACGGGGTCGCGGCCACGATTGGAAGCAACACCTCCACGTCCATCACGGTCACGTCGGGCGCTGCGTCCGCTACGGGCACGGGGAACGTGGTGGTCACGACGCCGAGCGGGACCGCCACGCTCGTTGGCGCGTGGACGTATACGTGGACGCCTGCCCTCTTGCCGGGTCTCGTCGCGTGGTACCGCAGCGATCTGGGCGTCACCCTCTCGGGCTCGACGGTCTCAGCGTGGGCCACGCAGGGCGGTACCGCGGGCAACGCCACGCAGGGGACTTCGATTTTGCAGCCCGCCTACGCTGCTTCGGGCGGCGTCAACAACCGCCCCTACCTGAGCGGCACTGGCACGCAGGCGCTGGCGGCGACGATCCCCGTGATAGCGCAACCGTTCGAGTACGTCGCCGTCGTGCAGCCAACTTCGACGTCCGGGGACCAGCTCTTCGTCGACATGGGCGTCAACGTGCTGCACATGGACATCAACGGAGGCAATTACCAGATCGGATACTCGTCGGCGGTCACGGGGCCAGCCGCCGCGGTGAATACGCTGGCGACTGTCGACGGCGTGTTCGACAACACGACCAGCACCCTCTCCGTAGACGGCGCTACGCCCATCTCAGGAACGATCGGGAACACGGCGAGCACCAGCACCACGATGACGGTCATGAACTACGGCGCCGGCGGCTTCGGCCTGAAGGGAAATATGTACGAGCTGATCGTGGTCTCGACCGTCATCTCAGGCCCCAATCAGACCCTGCTCCAGGCCTACCTCGATACGCTCTACGGGGAACCGTGACCCAGCCCGCCGCTCAATTCTATGTTTTCGAGGACGAGTCCAGCGCCGACGCGTGCGCGTCCACGGTCGACGGTGTGCTCGGCTTTCCTGCCGCGGGTGTGGACGTGGGGGGTGGCATCCACGCCCCCGCCGAGGAGAGCGTGACCCAGACGTATGCGCTCGTAACGGCCAACTCCGACGCGAGTGAGTGGGCCTACCCCGCGGACGACAACACCACGGCGGCGCTCGCGGCGAATCCCCCAGTGCTCCCCGTGGTCGCGCCGAAGCATGGCAACATCGCGCCCGTCGCCCAGCTCGTCGCGCTGCCGGCACCCGCACCACTCGACGATTCATTTCAGACGGATGTGCCGACGCCGTGATCGTGTTACTCTCACCGAAACTGGAGCCCTATGAATCTCATCCCGCCCAAGGTCAGCCTCGTCATCGCCCTCGTCCTCGTCGGCGGACTCGCCGCGCTCAAGGCCCTCGCGCCGCTCGAGCCGGGTTGGGTCTGGACCGCCACGGTCATCCAGCTCCTCACGGTCCTCGGGACGTACCTCGTGGTCCCCGGCACCCAGGCCCAGCGTGACGCGCACGCGAAGGCGGCATCGTGAAGCCGCAACGCGAGGGCGCGGGCCTGTTCGTCGACAAGCTCCAGCGGTACGGCATCACCTCAAAGCGCCAGGCCAAACGCATCGTCCGCACCTTTTCGCGGGCCTCGCGATGGTACGCGGACGCTTCGCGACTGGCGGTGCAGTCGTGAGCCGCCGTCTCGACCCCGCGGCGGCCCTCTTTGGATCGATGCTCGTGTTCACGGGCGTATGCGGCGCATTCGTGGCGGGGGGCGCGTTGCAGGGCTGCGCGGCGTTCGCAGCGTCCCCCATCCCCGCTGATACGCAGGCGCTCGAGACGTGCGTCGCGAATCAGCTCCTCGCGAATGACCTCGACCCAGTCACGATCGCGGCGGCATGCAGTGTCACGGCGACCGCGGAGCTGGCGGATCTCGTCGTCTTCCTGGTCCAGCAGCTCGAGGCAAGCGGCAAGGTCCCGGCGGGGACGAGCGCGAAGGTCCGGGCGCTGGCGGAGAAGATCCGATGAAGTTCGGGCGCAATCGCCCAGCCCCGCACCTGCGCGCAGGCCACAAGATGGCCGCGCACTACTTCGACGCGGCGAACATGCCGCCGGTGCCCGATTCGTTCGACTTCTCCGCGCTGAACGCAACGCCGCTCGCGGACGTCCTCGCAAACGATTCGCTGGGCGACTGCACGAGTGCAGGCGCGGGCCACTTGATCGACGTGCTCACCGCTGGCGGCGACGAGCCGATCGCGATCACGGCTGCGCAAGCCATCGCATTCTACTCGCTCTCGACGGGCTACGTGCCAGGCGATCCGAGCACGGACCAGGGCGGCGACGAGGTCACGGTGCTGACGACGTGGAGGGACAAGGGCTACGACGGCAACGGCCTTCACGCAATCGCCGGATTCGTCCAGGTCGACTCCAGCAACGCCGCGGAGCTCAAGGCCGCATGCTTCTACTTCGGCGGCCTGTACTTCGGCCTCGAGCTGCCGGACAGCTATACGAATCCGGAGCCCACCGAGAGCGGCTTCGTATGGGGCACCGGGACGCCGGACCCATCGCAAGGCCACTGCATCGTCGGCGTCGGCGCGGACGCTACCGGCATCAAGATCGATACGTGGGGCCTACTCGGGACGATTACCTACCCAGCCATCGCCGAGCTTTGCAGCGAGAGCGCGGGCGGGATGGTGTTCGCCATCGTCAGCAAAGAGTGGGTCAACGCGCAGTCGCAGAAGTCCCCTGGCGCGCTCGACTGGGCGCAGCTCGTGGCGGACTTCACCGCGGACGGCGGGGTGGTGACGGCATGAGTTCCGTCGATTATGAATGCGCCTGTACCGCTTGCGGGTTTCGCAGTTGCCCCGGATGCGCGAGCGCGAGCGCCATCTCTTACGACTGCGCATTTTGCGGTGGCCCAGGATCGGTGCATTGGCTCGGGTGCCCACTCGGACCGCTCTGGAGGGCATCGCTGCTCATGCTGATTGCTGCTTGCGCCCCGACACCCGTCACGCCCGTGCCCGATGCCTCCGACGCGGCTCCCGGAGTCTCACGCTCCTACCGCTGCACCGTGAGCGAAGGGGGAGCGTATTGGACGTGCTCTGACGGGGTCACGACGCCTACGGGGACGTGCGCGAGCTACGGTTGCGTGCCGACGCCATGACCGAGCTCGACGATCGCCTCAAACGATTCCTCGACGCATCCGACAGCGAGCGCGAGGCCGGGGTCACGCTGCGGAGCGTGGCCATGGCGCAGCAACGCCTAACGGACGCCTTCGTCGCGCACGAGCAGAAATGCGACCTCCGATGGGCGGCGTACGGCGGCGAGGCCAAGAGCGTCCGCATGCGGACGGAGAATCTCGAGAGGGCCGTGACGGACCTCGAGCACCAGGAAGAGGACACGGGCTCGCACATCATCAAGCTTGCGGGCGAGGTCGGCGAAGTGAAAGGGATCGCGTCGCGTCCGCGCTCGCTGCCGCCCGTGCTCAAGATCGTCAACTACCTCGGCTCGACCCTGGCCGAGAAAGGCGCATCGCATGCGGTGGTCGCGATCGTGGCCATTGCATGTGCCTATGTGGCGCATTTACTCCACGTGTACAAGTAGGAGGACCCCATCATGCATTACCGAAACGGACGTGAAGCGAAGAACGGTGACCGCGTCGTGCAACTCGGAAACGACGGCAAGATCATCGGCACGGGCATTCTGTACGATGCCACTGCCGGGAACGACTACTGCAACGGCAGCGTCGCGCCCATCGTATGCACCAGCGGCGCATGCCTCATCGACGCCCTGCACGTCGATGACGTCGGCGCAATCCTCGCAGAGAAGGGTCTCGACAAGAGACCGGCCGGGAAGTGATCGCGTGACCATCGTCACGCCCTCATCTTCGCCCTCATCGTGATCGGCGTGGTGCTCTACATCGTCAACTCCGTCATCCCGATGGCGCCGCCCATCAAGATCATCATCAACGCGGTCGTGGTCCTGCTGGTGCTCTTTTAGGGGCCCAAAATGAACCTCGTCGCCGCATCCGCAGGACCGTGGGTCGACACCGCGTGGCCGCTGACGCCCGTCGTCTGCCAGGCCCTCGTCGCCGCTGGCAAGCGCGGCGTCGGCCGCTACGTATCACTCCCCGGCAACAACTCCGCCGGGGACATCTCCGCCGCGGAGGCCCAGCGCATCACCGGCGCGGGGCTCCAGCTCCTACTCGTCCAGCACGTGCGCCGACCCGGCTGGAGTCCTCTGCACTGCGACGGTCGCGCGGACGCGACAGCCGCATGCGTCGCCGCGCTCACAGCAGGGTACCCATCTGGCGCGCACCTGTTTCTCGATCTCGAGGGCATCGCCGGCACCGATGCGCCGTCGTGCGCCGTGTTTGCGCAGGACTGGGCCGTGGAGGTGCGCCGGTATTTCGCCGCGGGCCTATACGTCGGCTACGACGTGCCTCTATCAGCCGCGCAGCTCTACGCGCTGCCGAGCTTCACGAGCTACTGGAGTGACCCTGGGCCGCGCAACGTGGCTACGCGCGGATTCGCGCTCAAACAGGGCGCGGGCGTCGTTATTTCTGGCGTCGGATTCGACCTCGACGAGGTCAGGGCCGATGAGCTCGGGGACGTGCCGATGGTGGCGGCGGCGTAGCCGGAGCCGTTCACGTCGGTCCGGCGCGCGCGGCAGTAGTTGCAATCGCATATCTCGGCCATCTCATCCTCCTTCAGGCGCCCATCGCGACCAGCACTCGCCCGACGACGAGCCCGCACTGCGGCACCACGGCGTTACCGAGCGCCCGCAGCTTGGCCGGTCGGTCTGGAACCTTCACGTCGCCCCCGACGGCGCGCGGCGCTTCCCACGCGTACTGGGCTTCGCCTCGGCCGGCGGGGAAGGCGTGTCCAGCCACGTCGAAGGGAAGCCCATGAGCGTCGCCACCCACGCCGGATTGAGGCGTCCCGCGCTCGGTCTCGGGTAGAGCCCCTTCACCGCGTCCGCGAGCGTCGTGCCCGAGTGCCGCCCGCTCTCCGTCCCGTACGCCGCCGATCCAGCGCTGTGCTGCACCGTCGGTGTCGGCCACAACGAAGATGCGGAGTCGTCGGTGAGGGGCCCCGACGTCGATGGCGCCGAGAGGTACGGCCCTGGGTCGATAACCTCGATCGACAAGCTCTTGCACCACGCGAGGAAGCCAGCGCTTGGCCCCCGACGCGACGTTCTCGATTGCGAGGAACCGAGGCTGGATCTCGTCGATGATCCGGAGGAGGTGGTGGAGCGTGAAGCCGCTGCGTGTTTCCTTCCCGAGCCCGGCTCCTTTGCCGGCGCTCGAGACGTCCTGGCAGGCGAACCCCCCACAAAGGACATCGACGTTTGGTGGGTAGCTGACGGTCGCGACATCGGAGAACCTCTGCACGTTGGGGAAATGGTGGGCGAGTACGCGGGAGCAGAACGGATCGATCTCGCACTGCCAGGTGATACGCGCAGGCAGACCCGCCTCGGCGAATGCTGCGAGCACGCCGAGTTCGAGGCCGGCGATGCCGCTATAGAGGGAGCCGATTCGTCTCACTTCGATCTCGATGCCCATCTCATCCTCCTTCGTGCGCATGCTAGCGCGGTGTCTGTCCGTACCTACGCTCAGCCTTATCCGCACGGTCCCTCAGGTCGTTAGCAAGCGCTGGGTACTTGGACTCGCACGCATCGGCATACGCTCGGGCCGCAGGTACGGCGAACGGGTCATGCTGCCAGTCGAGTACGAAGTACTCGCAGAACTGATGCTTCATCCCAACTTCGCTTGACCCGTCCACACGTTCGACCTTGAACTTGTGGTAGACGCCTACGTCCCACCCGACACTGTCAGCGGCACACACGACTCTCGACTCCTCGTCCACCTGGCCTCCTTCGCGCGCACTCGTCCAAAGCGCCGTCACCGTGGCGGCGCCCACAAGCATGCGCCTAGTTTCGAGAAGGCTCCAGCAAACTTTTGCGGAGACGTGTCGTCGACGCGATTCGGCATGTATATGATCGCGTTCGCATGCGTCGGACCACCGCCAACTTTGAGCCGCTTCGAGCCTGCCTCGACGTAGAAAAAGCAAAGGCGCTTGGACGGAATGCAGAACGGCAGACTCATCGCGGACAACGGGCAGCCCGCTTGGCTCACCTGCAAAAATTCGACGTTGAAAGCGAGAAAAATCGCCTGCGACACACGCTCCTGCAGATACTCCTCGCAGAGCTTGATCCACCAAAGCTTGGTGCGTGACCGTGCTCGCTCGTCCTTGCCTCCAGGTGGGTTGAGATACACGCGCCCATGCCACGGCTGAGAGAGACCGTCCGTCTCCTTGGTAAAGAAACGTGTCGCGCCGACTACTTCAGTGTTCGCCTGCTCACAGCTCGCCGGGTCTAGATCGATGCCGCCCATCGTGTTGCGAGCGGCGCTGATTACGTCCGTTGGCGTGTAGTGCTCCACCGTGGAACTTAAGTGCTTCGCCACTACCTTGAGCATGGCTCATCCCGTTCCCACTCCGGCACCTCGAGCGGCTCTGCCATCCGGTCCAGGTACCCAGGCCACACCCCGCTCGCTATGCACTGCCGCACCATCTCCGCCCACCGATGTAGCGACCGGCGCCCGGAATCGAGCGCCGCTGCGGACACCGGCAGGATCGTCACGGCATGCGGAGGCGCGGGCTCGACACCGATCAGGTACGCGCGCCGCGCCGGGATGTCGAGCGCTTCGCACGCGTCGAGATAGGCCGCTAGCTGCGCGTGCCACAGCATCTTCCACGCGTGCCTCGCGAACGTCGACGGCTCCGTGTCCGTCACCTTGAGATCGGCCACAAATGGCTCGCCCTCGGTGAGGTCGCATCCCACGCCGAGCAGATCGATGCCGCCGCGGACGCCATTGATGCCGGCCGCCATCGGGAGCCCATACGCCTCCCACTGGAGTGCGAGCTGATACGTGCCTCCCACGAGTAGCTGACGCGCGAGCGGATGCGCCAGCACTGCGCGCGAAGCTCCGGCAGCGTCGTCCCACTCGGATTTGATGCACGTGATCTCTCCGGCATGCGCGGCCGCGAACGCATCCCATCCGGCTCCCTGACGCACCTTGCCCGGATAGAGCGCATAGCCTCGGTCGCCGAATACCATGCAGTCGGTCACGGCTCCGACCCGCATGGGCCGCGTGACCTCGCGCGCATCGAGGCACGCTTGGTGGTAGTGGGCCGGGCTGCGAGCCATCTGCTTTAGCTCGGAGAAATGGACGCGGTTATCGATTGGATTTTTCATAAAAACCCCCGTCCCGACCCCGACCACGACCCCGACCACGACCGCCAGTACCGCTGCTTACGACCTCGCGTCATGATGGCACCTCACCGCGACCCCGACCACGACCACGACCCCGACCACGACCCCGACCACGACCACGACCGCGACCCCGACCACGACCGCGACCGCGACC